CAGGCGATTACGTCGCGTTAATTGTGGCATCCGAAAAGAAAGAAACGAAAGCGAAAACCGGTTATTACCTGGAATTTACTTTTCAGATTGTCGAAGGCGAATTTAAGGAACGCCGGCTTTGGGACCGTTTGAATTTGTGGAACGCAAACAAAACCGCGGTCAAAATTGCCAATCAGCGATTGGCAGAAATCCGGAAAGCGACGGGAATTTTGAACCCGTCCAGTTCCGAAGAATTGCACGACAAACCGTTGTTATTGAAAGTCGTAACGCGAACGCGAAGCGATACGGGAGAGCTTACTAACGAAATTAAAAAGGTTTCTTCGGTTGCATCGGCTCCGGTTGAATCCAAGCCGGAAACGACAAACGCAAGCCCCTGGAATGATTAGGGGGAAATCAGGTTTTGCGGTTTCCCGATTCCGCTTAAAAATCGGGGTTTTTACAAAAAGGGGAAATGATGGATTATTACGAATATCTAAAAATAAAAGAACAAAAGCCAATTGAGCACGGTTTCGATGTTGACATTGGCGACCTAAACGAAAACCTATTCGATTGGCAAAAAAACGTAGTGCAATGGTCTTTGAAACGTGGACGAGCGGCGTTATTCGAGGAATGCGGGCTTGGGAAAACCATTCAGCAATTGGAATGGGCAAGCCACGTAGCAAGGAAAACCGGGCTTCCTGTAATGCTTCATTGTCCTGTTGGGGTTCGACAGCAGACTTTACGCGAAGCTAGAAAATTTGGAATCAATAGAATCGTTCCTGTTAAAGTTTGCGATGATCAATCAGAAGTTTTGCCGGGTTCAATCTGTATCGCTAATTATGAAAAACTTCACCGATTCGACCCGCATCAGTTTGGCGGGGTCGTTTTAGATGAATCATCTATTCTTAAAAACTACAGCGGCAAGATAAAAAAACAGCTTGTCGATTCCTATAAAGACGTTCGATTTCGTTTGGCTTGTACTGCGACCCCTGCACCTAATGATCATATGGAACTGGGAACGCATAGCGAGTTTCTCGGGATCTGTGAACGGGTTGATATGCTTTCCAAGTATTTTATTCACGACTCGGGAGATACTTCGAAATGGCGATTGAAAAAACACGGCGTCGACAATTTCTGGCAGTGGGTTTCCACGTGGGCGATTTGCATGGCTTGCCCATCGGATGTGGGCGGTTGCGATGAAGGTTACAACCTGCCGCAATTGATTGTGGATCGACATACCGTAGAAGTAAAAGAAGAAGCAACCGTCGGCGGATTGCTATTTAATACTCACGGGCTATCGGCCACTAACATACACGAAGAAAAGCGTTTAACGTGCGAATCCAGAATGGAAAAGGCTATCGAATTGACAAATAGATTTGACGGGCCTTGCATTGTCTGGTGCGATACGAATTACGAATCTGATGTTTTGCGTGACCGATTACCGCACGCGGTGGAAATCCGCGGCAACGATAGCGAAAAACATAAAGAGGAAAAACTAACATCTTTCTCAAATGGAGAAACCCGCATCATTATTACGAAACCGTCGATTAGCGGATTTGGAATGAACTGGCAGCATTGCAATCATCAGATATTCGCGGGTTTGTCTTATTCATTCGAGGCATACTATCAAGCCGTTCGGCGATCATGGAGATTTGGTCAGAAAAAACCTGTTTATGTTGACATTGTTTTAGCTGACAGCGAAAGCGGGATTCAATCCGCTATATCAAGAAAGGAAAACGATTTTGAGTTAATGAGGTCTGGAATGGCCGAAGCGATGCGAGGAATGGTTTCATTTAGCGATCATCAAAGCCGAAAGAAATCATACGAACCAAAACTAAAGATGGAAATTAAATTACCTGGGGAAGAATAAAATGACTGCTTTATACGATCAAAACTTTGGCGAGAAATGGACAATGTATCACGGCGATTGCGTCGAAGTCGTGGGATGGCTTCCCGATGATTCCATTGATTATTCGGTTTTTAGTCCGCCGTTTTCCAGTCTTTACACTTACAGCGATTCCGAGCGAGATATGGGGAATTGCGAAACCGACGAGGAGTTTTTTCAGCATTACCAGTTTTTAGCTGACCAGCTTTTTAGAGTGATCAAACCTGGTCGATTGTGCTCGGTGCATTGTATGAACTTGCCCGCGTCCAAATCCCATCATGGCTACATCGGGATCCGTGATTTTCGCGGGGACATCATCCGATCCATGATCAAGGCTGGGTTTATATTCCATTCCGAGGTTTGCATCTGGAAGGATCCTGTTGTTGACATGCAAAGGACCAAGGCACTTGGGCTATTGCACAAGCAGGTTAAAAAGGACTCGGCACGAAGCCGAATGGGAATCCCTGATTATGTATGTACGTTCAAGGTTCCAGGCGACAACGAAGAACCAGTCGAAGGACCGTTTACGCACTACGCGGGAGATCCGGATTGTTTTGAGTCTAACGGGGATTATTCTATTGACGTTTGGCAGCGTTACGCATCGCCGGTTTGGGCCGACATACGCCAAACTAACACGCTGAATTTCAGAATGGCACGCGACGGAAAAGACGAGCGGCATATCTGCCCGCTTCAGTTGGACGTTATCGAGCGTTGTCTACAATTATGGACAAACGAAGGCGATTTGGTTCTATCGCCATTTGGCGGGGTTGGATCTGAAGGTTATCAGTCGATTTTGTCAGGGCGTCGTTTCGTGGGCGTCGAGCTGAAGGATTCATATTACAAGCACGCTTGCCAGCATCTAAACGCGGCAGAGGTTGAATTTAATAGTGCGAAACTATTCTGATAAGTTTTTACAAAAAGGGGAAATGATGAAAACAAAAAGAAGAAACAGAACGCTTAGGGTCAGACCAATCAAAACAAAAAAAGAAATCACGCTAAGAGATTACCAAAGCGAAGCGGTCGCGGCCGCTTGGGATTGTTGCAGGGATAAGAAAAACCCGCTAATCGTCTTACCGACCGGGGCGGGGAAGTCTTTGGTCATTGCTCAGCTAATCAAAGACGCTATCGGGTGGGATGGGCGAATCGTTGTTTTGGCCCATCGGAAAGAATTGCTAGAACAAAACGCCGCGGAAATTCAAGGTTTAACCGGTCGCGAAGTCGGCATTTATTCCGCGGGTTTGAATCGCAAAGAACCCGAAGCCGATATAGTTTGTGCCGGAATACAAAGCATTTACAAAAACGCTGATTTGTTAGACCGGCGGCATCTGGTTATTGTCGACGAAGCCCATTTAATCCCCGACGACCAAACCACAATGTACGGGAGATTTTTAACCGACATTCGAGCAATCAATAAAACGGTTTTCGTTATCGGTTTAACCGCGACCCCATTTAGAACCGGCGAAGGCGAATTAACCGAAGGAGAATTATTCGACCAGATTTGTTACGAAGCCGAAATAAGCGAATTAATCAAAGCCGGTTATCTATCGCAATTGACAAACGAAAAAACAAATTGCGAAGTCGATTCCAGCAAACTACCAAAAGCCCGCGGGGAATTTACAACGCGGGGGATGGAATCTGCATTTGACCAAATCACGGTCGCCGCGGTCGAAGAAATCTTGGCCGCGACCAGGGAACGCCAAAGCGTCTTGGTTTTTTGTGCGGGAGTTAATCACGCGGAAAAAGTAAAACAGGAATTCGAAACAAAGACTTCCGAACCGGTCGCGCTGATAACCGGCGAAACCCTACCACTAGAACGGGCGGCTTACATTCGCGATTTTAAGGCGGGGGAAATTAAATATTTGATAAATGTAAATGTTTTGACAACCGGATTTAACGCGACCCGAATTGATTGTGTGGCGGTTTTGCGGGCCACGACTTCGGCGGGTTTATTTGCCCAAATGGTCGGGCGGGGTTTGCGAACCCACGATGGAAAAGAAAACTGTTTGGTTCTGGATTTCGGGCAGAATACCCAAAGACACGGAGCATTAGACGACCCCGAATTTGGACGCAAGAAAAGCAAAGGGCAGGAAGAAGGCGAAGCTCCGAAAAAGTCTTGCCCCAAATGTGACGCGGTTTTGTCGATTAGTGTAAGGGTTTGTCCCGATTGCCATTTTGTATTTAGCGAAGAAGAACCAGGGCCGAAACACGAAGCGACCGCCGACCATTCCGCGGAGATCCTTAAAAGATTTCCCCAGGGCCCTCGGGAATATCGGGTTTCCGATGTTCGCTGGAATTTCAATCGAGCGAAAGCCGAAGGGAAACGCGACACAATGCGGGTCGATTACTATGTTTACAAAGACGAAGAAGAAGGGAATTTAGCCGACACTATGCAAATTTCGGAATGGGTTTGTATTGAACACGAAGGTTTCGCATTAAAGAAGGCGAAAGAATTTTGGGCCGACCATTCCGCGAATATGTTTCCCGATAGCATTTGGGATGCCCTGGCGGTTTTTAATGAAGGCGGGGTAAGAAAGCCCGTTAAGATAACCGCGAAACGCGATAACGGGTTTTGGCGAATCGTTAAAAGGGAATTCGACCAAGAGATACCGAAGGTAGAGTTATCACAATTTTATAGCGACGATGATATTCCGTTTTAAGTAATTAAGAAAAGGGATTTAGGGGAATGGGATTTTTATTTGAAGAAATGAAACCGCAGGATCAGTTTGACGATCCACCATACGGTGACAAGCGTATTAAGGTTAGTTTCAGTGGTGGTAAGACCTCTGGTAAGATGTGCCACCAGATCGTCGAGCAGTTCGGTGACACCCACGAAATTGTTATCACCTTCGCCAACACTGGCGCAGAGGCTCCAGAGACATTGGATTTTGTCCACAAGTGCGAGGTTCACTTTGGATGGAATGTGGTGTGGCTAGAAGCGAAGGTTGACCCCAAGCCCGGCAAGGGTGTTCGGCATAAGATCGTTGACTACTGGACCGCCAGCCGTGAAGCTCGGCCATTTGAGGATGTTATCGAGAAGTATGGCGTGCCGAATGTTGCCTACCCACAATGTACCACCCGCCTGAAAACCTCACCTATGGACTCGTACCTTCAATCAATCGGCTGGAACTGGAAAACGTACACCACCTGTATCGGTATCAGGTCTGACGAGTTTGACCGGATGAGTACCAAGCGTAAGGAATACAAGTTTTGGTATCCGCTTGTCAACGCAAACTGGGACCGTCAGGCTGTGGATGATTGGTGGGATAAGCAACCATTCAACCTTGGGATACCCGAACACCTCGGCAATTGCACATGGTGTTTCAAGAAAACATTAAAGAAGCTAAAGAGGGTGGCCCGTGAACGCCCAGATGACTTTGAGTTCCCAAAGAGGATGGAGGAGCTTTACAGCAATCACCGAGCACCGGGTGGCCCACGCTACTTCTTTAGGGGGGGGCGTACAGCGAATGACATCCTCGCCTCCGCAATGGATGAGCATCCAGACGATGCGATTGCTGGCGAGTGTGATCAGGGTTGTGAAGTATTTGGGCAATATTGGGACGATTCGGAGTTAAAAAAAGGGAATTAGGGGAATGGAAATTAAGGGATTAAAGCAATGGCTTATATGGAAAATGAAAGACGGTCGGAAAGTTCCGTTAAACAAATGGGGCCAATCGTCGGGAGTCGACCGCCCCGCCGATTTTATGACATACGACGAAGCGAAAGACATTTACGAAAAACGAAACGTAGATGGGGTCGCGTTTGTCTTTACCGAAACCGACGGGTTCTTTGGTATCGACTTGGATAATTCGGTTTCCAAGGTTACAAGGAAAACCAAAACCTTCAAACCTTGGGCCGAAGAAATCTTAAACGCGGCTTTGAGCTATTCCGAAATCAGCCCGTCGCTAAAAGGATTAAAAATATTCTGTAAAGGGAAACTTCCGGACGCTTGCCGACACCGATTCGATATTGGCGATGGGCAAATGGAAATCTACGAATCGGGGCGGTTCTTTACCTTTACCGAAATGTTTATTCCGGAGTTTGGGAAAGAAATAAAAGAATTCGACCCCGCCCAATTAATCCAAAAGCATACACCGGAAACCCCAAAACCCCGGTTCCCCGAAACCTTTATTCAGATTGGCAGCGGGTCGGATTTAAGGCAGCGGGGCGAAGCCTACATTCAGAACGCCGAACGACCATTAGAGGGGGCAAGGAATAGCACCGCGTTTAACCTGGCGGGTCATTTGTTCAGTTTGACCGGCGACAACGGGGAAAGACTAAGCGAAGGGGATGTTTTCCAATTAATGGAAATTTGGAATTTGGGTTTGGCCGAACCGCTAAACGAAACCGAGCTTGGCCGATGTGTTAAAAACGCCAGGGACAAGGGAACCCCAAGAGAAACCAAACCCGCGGGCATTATCAAAACCACACAAACCGACGATTTCGATTTCAATGTTCTTTGGAAAGAAGATGTAAAGGAAGAAGAAGAACCGCCCAAAGCGGAAATCCCCAAACTTCCCGATTTCGAAATTCCTGGTTTGGTCGGGGCGATTCGAAATTTTATCCGCGATTCGGCTTTATACCCACAAAGCGAACTAGCATTGGGGGCGGCTTTATGTACCGTCGCCGCTTTGATTGGAAGAAAGACGGTTACCGAAGGCGGGGTTCGGGGGAATTGCTATATTGCAGCAATCGCCCCAAGCGGAAGCGGTAAGAATTACCCGCGGGAAATAATCAATAAAATACTTCATCAATGCGGGGCCGACGAACTACACGGGCCAGCGTCTATCGGGTCGAACGCCGGGCTTTTGAATCAATTAGCTAAAAAAGCCCCCTGTTCGCTTTTCCCCCTGGACGAAATCGGACATTTGTTTTCAGCAATCAACAAGAAAAACCAGGGTTCAAACCATTTAGCTTTAATCAATAAAGTTTTGTTGGAATTGTATTCTTCCGCGGGTTCCCCTAAATATGTCGCGACTTGTTACGCGGACGCCGAACGAAACCCCGTTATCGAATACCCTCATTGCATCATTTACGGATCTAGCACTAAAGAAACATTCTTTGACGGAATGACGAAACAAAACCTTACCGACGGGCTTTTGGCCCGGTTTTGGGTCGTTTCCGGAGATTATCAGAAAAGCCGGAAAGGATTAAAAAGGCAGGAAATACCCAAAGGGATAATCGAACATTGTCAGCGGTGGGCGCAATTCCAAGCCGAAAACGACCTGGCGATGGTCGAAGAAAAAGAAATCAAATTAAGCCCGGAAGCCCAAGAGAGAATCGACGATCAGCGCGAGCAAATCGAAGATAAGAGAATCGGCGAACAGGCGGCCGACGCTGCCATCTGGTCGCGAGTTTCGGAGCGGGCGGTCAAGTTTGCGTTAATCATCGCTTGCGGCCGTCACAATCCGACTGAGGCTTTCGAAATAGATATTAACGATATAAACGCCGGAATTGCTTTGGCGAATTACGGGGCCAGGTTCATTATCCACAAAGCCGAAGCAATCGGGAAAACGCAATGGGAACGGGATTTGGAGGAAATTAGGGAATATATCGCCGACGCCAAATCCGGTCGGAGCAAAACCCAGATTTTGCGTAAGTTTAGGCGATTCCGAAAGAAAGACTTAAACGAAGCCTTAAATTCGCTAATCGAACAAAAATTGGTCGATATGGTCGAAAAACCGAGTTCCACGAAGCCGGGTTTGGTGTTTGTTTCCACTGGTTAAGATTGTGCCGGTATTTGTTCGTATCTATCGACGTTTTCTTACTTACTTCCCCATTGTCGCGACCGGTTGAATCTTTCCCTAATCTTTCCCAATTGGGGCGAATCTTTCCCGGAATGATTACAAAAATGGTCCGAATCTTTGTAATCTTTCCCGAATCTTTCCCGCCGGTTTGGGAAAGATTCGAAGCGGCTTTTATGCGGTAAAAATAAGATTATTAATAATATTAATATAATTAAATATATAATAATTCCATTCTTCCCGATGGTCTGTCTTTATGGTGAATTTCAGGGGTTTAGACCCCCTTATAAGACCCCCCGGGAATTTGGGAATTATTCGGTTTTGAGGGATACGAAAAAACGCAAAAACCGACATTGAATTAATTTTGTTTTGATGTAAAAAAGAAGAAGCGAAACAGAAAATACTTACACAATGCCCCGTCGGTTAAATTCTTGCCATACTCGGCAGCTTTCTGTTTCGCGACAGCCGACGGGGTTTTTTTGAAAAGGGGATTTTTTTAGATGATTACATCCAATAAAAAAGTAAGCGGAAAACTAATCGGCAAAGGGGACGCCAGGTTTAAGGAGCTTGACCGACAAATCCGCGAAGTTGTTTCGGGGTTTATCGGATTGGGACAATCCTTGATCGAGATGCGGACCAGTCAGGTTTACCTCTCGGCAGGCTATTCCAGTTGGCCAGAGTATTGCCGAAGCGTCGAGGGTTTGAGCGACCGGCATGTTCGGAATATCGTAAGGGCTTCTCTTGTTTACGATGCAGTTGCCGAGGGGGGAACCAATGGTTCCACCCTTGAATACCTCAACGTGGAAAGGAAATGCCGCGAACTTGCCAATATGGCCACATTCGAGTACGAGGATTTCGAAGTTGAGGACGCAAACGGGAAGAGACAAGTAATTCGGCAGCCGGTCGGCATCAAGAATCCCAAGGCGGTACAGTCCCAATTTCAAAAAACAGTTCGCGAGTACGAAGCGGAAACCAAACGATGCGAAGCCGAGGGGAAGCGGCCCCCGAAATTCTCGGCCAAGTACATCCGCAATAAACTCCCATACGATAAACGGGAGGGTGTTGACCGTCGAGATTGGAAGAAAGTAAATCCGCTAAATAGAATTGGCATCAGGGCGGAGAAGCTTTGCGACGATATGAAGCAGCAAAAACTAGCAACCAAAACACAGTTAAGAAAACTAATTTCAACCGACCCGAAATTGATTCCTGAATTGGCAATCGTCGCCTATAACCAGATGGCTGAATTGTCAAACTACCTACAGGAAGTTGCCGAAGTAATGGATTCGATGCCAGAGTTTGGAGAAGATCATGAGTGAAGCAGTCTACGCGGATGGCTGTAAATGCGAGCCTTGTCCTATTGATATTCGGGCATTTGGTTACCCAACAAGAAAAGAAGATCCCTCTTTCGAAGGAACTCAGTGCAACTGGCATGAAGTTGTTTTCGGTAAATATGGGGACATCTGCATTAGCGGAGTAAAAAATGGAAAGGTTATTTTAATGGCAACATTACACGACACAAACAAAAGGAAACGAAATGGTTTCGCCCCTGGAGACGCTGTAGAGTTCGGCGTTTCCGATTTTTCTGATTTTATTAAGTTAATAGGAGCTAAAAAATGAGAGCGTCGAATGTTTTAACCGCTAATAAATGGGTCAAGGTAAATTCAGCCAGATTGAAATCCGGAGAATTCGGATCTCAAAAAAAAGCGGCCGAGTCAGCTACGGAAGAACTTGGGTTTAAGGTAAGCGTCGGAGTTTTACGCGATTTAATGAAGTCGCAAGGAATACCAACAAAAAGAGTTTCTGAGAGCAAAAGGACCGAAGACGCTTTGAGATTGAAAATAACAACATTAGAAAAACAAAATCTCCAGATGAAAAAAATATTGGCAAGAATAAAAGCAGCGGAAACGATCCCAGATGATTTGAAAAACTACATTCTCGAAGGACTCGATAACGACATACTCGAAGCCATAAGAAGCACCTTTTAGTGTTTTCAACATCAACGAGCAACCAATGAAAAAGCACGAAATAAGGGAATATTACCTAGACGCGTCGATTAAGCGGTGGCGGCTTCAGGGGTTCAAATTATCCGCGGTCGCTAAAATGGCCCGAAAATCCCGCTTGGAAACCGCGAAAATCCTATATCGGCAAAAATTGCTATCTAAAAAGCATTTGCAAGCAATAGAAAGGGAAAACTGACAAATCGAGCGCGAACCCATCGGGGGCCAAGTTTTTTTTGTCTTGGGGGGTTCGCGTTTTTCTTATACTTTGGAAAGACAGGGGGGGAACGATAAACCAAACCCCATTCGGAAAAAATGAGTTTAAGAAAAAAAGCCGTCGATATTTGCTTGGCGACAAACCCAAACCGAGCTTGGCACAAAAAGCTAAACAAGAAACAAAAAGCCGACCTAATGGATTTGGTCGAAGGGTTAAAAGAAAAAGAATTCTCTTTATCAGCGGCTTATAAAGCCTTTATTCAGGAATACCCCGAAATCAAAATAAGCCGTTCCGCGTTCGGGGTCGGCGTTAAAGGATTGGCCGAAAATGACGCTTAGACAAAAAGCGGGGGCCGAAAAACAAAATCAACAAATCCAAAAATTAGAAAAGAAACTAGAGGAAACCCAAAGGGAACTAAAAGCCGCGGAGCTTATCAATAAGGAACTAGAGCAAATCTACAAAGACGGTTTGGTTTCCAAGTTCCAAATTCCCAAGCAAAAAAAACCCCGTGGAAAGCGGAAGAAATCCTTTTACCGGGTCGCGTTCGGAGATACCCACGGGGCAAGTCTAGACCCCGACGCTTGGGCCGCGTTTGTCGGCGACCTGGAAAAACTACGACCGCGGGAATTGATTCATTTAGGCGATATTATCGACGCGGGCGGATGGCTTGCCCAACATCAAACCCTCGGATATTTGGCCGAAGTCGAAACCAGCTATGCCGACGATATAAACGCCGCGAATCAAATGTGGGATTCCATCCAGGCCATTTGCCCCGATTCGACCATATACGCGATTGAAGGGAATCACGATATGAGGGTGGAAAAATGGTGCATCGCCCAAACCCTTCGGCATCAATTAGACTCGCGGTTTCTCTTTGAATTATTGGCCCCGCAAAATCTTACATTCCTTGAAAAACGGGGAATCCAATATTTCAAACGCGACCAGGTTTACGGAGAGCTTAAAAATAACAGCGGGTCGATAATGCTTGGGAAATGTGCGTTTACCCATCCACAAAGAGCGTCTAAACACCACGCTTCCAAAATGGCTTCGGATTGGGGGTGTAATGTGGTTTACGGCCATACCCATCGGCGGGATTATTTCCCCGCGTCAAACGCCCACGGTAAAGACTGGTCGGCCTGGTCTCCCGGTTGCCTATGCGTTACGCGAAAGTATTGGCATCACAGCGAAAATTTCAATCACAACCAGGGATACCATTTACAAATCGTGCAGGAATCCGGCGATTTCCTTGGTATCAATATCCCGATTTTGGGCGGGAAAAGTTATCTTTCCGACTTGTTGGGGGCTTTATGATTATCAAAGTCTTAGGGCGTCGGGTTCAAATCAAAATGGACGAAATCACCGATTACGGGAGGCTTTCGGCCGATGGGAAAACGATAACCATTAACCAAGATTTACAAGACGACGACCTTTTAGATACCCTTTTACACGAACTTTTACACGTTATTTTTTCGGTTCTGGGAATCGACTTAGAAGAAGAAGAAGCCTTGGTTCACCAATTGGCCGCGGTTCTTTCGGCGGTTTTGATAGATAATCCAGAGCTTCGCGAATGGGTCGAAGAATTGGCAGATTCGAAAAAGTGGTTCTAGTTTTTTTTGTATTCCCACGGAAACAAATTAATATAAGAATTCTTGTAAATGCGTGAACGGTCGGGGCGGGTTACCCTTTACCCCGAAAAGCCCCGACCGTCTCTTTTATAAAGGCGAAATAATGAAAAACGGAATCTTTGCTTTAATTATCGCTTCGGCGTTTTGTGTTCCTTGTTTTAGTCAAGAACCCATCCCGGAACCTGGCGGGCGTCCAAAGATTGAGATTCGCA